ACTGCCGCCGTTCGGGCGCCAGGAAGATTTTAGGTTGCCCTGGTTGCCAACCTCATTTACTGGTGCTTTTGCCATGGCCCTATGGTGCGGTGAACGGACGGCAAAGTGTGGGACGGCAGGGCTAGAACCCTGACCGGCCCAGGACGGCGGTGGCCGGGGGTGCCATCGGGGTGCGCTTCACGGCGGCGGCTCTATCCTCAGCGGTGCGGCCAGCCAGGAACATGGCCCCGTACCGCAACGCATCCGCCAGGTGGTCTTCCGTGGTGGTGTCCACGTCTTCCGGGTTTTTCTTGTCCCGGGGCATGGCCGGCAGGGTGCGGATTAGGTCACGGCAGGTGTCATAGACCTGCAACAGGGGGTAGCCGTCTTCCTGGATTCTCAGCAGTTCGTCAATGCGCGCCCACCCGGGCACGCGCGGGTTGTACGCCTTGATGGGGCGCTGGCCCATGACGGTCTGGTAATCGTGCGCCGGGGTGCCCACACGGGGCGCGTCCTTGTCCCCCAGGGCTTCCCCACTGCCGCCCTCGTTGCGGCGCCACATGGATGGGTCCATGACCGTGGCAATGGGCCTGGATGGGCCACGTTCGCCCTCCATTTCGGATTTCAGGATCAGGTTGGCTTGCTGGGTGGCCGTCAGGTTCTTGGCGTACAGTTCCCGGTACACGAGGTTGACGCCGTTGGGCAGTTTCGCAATCCACAGGGCGGCGAACGGGGCACCAAAACCGTAGTCAATGGCCACCACGCGCGGGTAGGTGACCAGGTCCATGGGGGATATGTCCGGTTCCACCACATGGAAGCTTTCGCGCCACTGGGCGAACCTGACGCCGTCCAGCACGTCCCAATCACCATCACGCAGCGCGCGCCGCAGGTTATCCGGCAGGGCGTTTAGTTTGTCGATGTAGGCACCGTCAATGCTGGGGTTATCCGTGGCCTTGGCGGGGATGTAACAGCGGGTGCCGGGGCGGGGGTCTTCCAGGGTTGGCGCCATCTTGAACACTTTTTTGGCCGGCGCCGGGTCCACAAAGCGGGCTTTCACAAAGTGGTGGCCAGGCCCGCCGGGGTTGGCTGTGGAAACCACGCCCGTGCGCATGCCCAGCGCTTCCATGGCTTCCTTGACCTCGCCGGCGGATCGCAAACGGGACAACATATAGGTGTATTGCTGTTCCGTGAAGTGGGTCAGTTCCTCAAAGCCGATGCGCTGATATTCCGCGCCCTGGTACTTGAGTAGGTCTGATTCATTCCTCAGGTGGCCCAGTTCCAGGACACTGCCATTGTTGAACCGCCACATATGGTCAGAACGGTTGTACTTGCCCAGCCCCACGGGGGTTTCCTGCAATAGCGGGTCAATGACAGAACGGGCAAGGTCAGGGAATGTGCGGCGGAAGATGATAGCCCGCGCGCCAGGTACCTGCATGCAGAACTGGAACAGGTCAGCGCGCATGAACCTGGACTTGCCACCGCCAGCGGCACCACCATAAAGCAGTTCGTCCACCTTGATCTGGTGGGCAAGGGTCTGCGGCCCCTCATGGGGCTTGTAGGCGTAACGTACCGGGCGCCCTTTGTCCTTTTTCTTAGTCTTTTGGCTCAACGATTAGTTCCGGTTCTGCCATGCCCAGGGGCTTGGCCATTGCGCCATCGAACACCACGCTGATGTGCCCGCCGGTGCCGGAATTCTCCACCTTGGTGGGCGCGTCATAGCCAAAGACCTTGCCCATGCGCCCGCCAATGTTCACCAGACGGTCCATGGCTTTCAGTTTCAGTTCCGCGTCTTTCTTGATCTTTTCGGCCAGCCGTTCAAGGGCTTGTTCCTGTTCCGGGCCATCCATTTCCAGGATTTGTTCCAGCCCGTACACTTCATCCTTGCCGGTGATGATGCCCATGACCACTGACACGGCGGTTTCCAGCCGTGCGCCCTCGTTCATCCGGTAGAGCTCGCCAGCGTCCAGTTCCCGCTTTTTGACGTACCGCAGCACGGCATCATATGCGGCCCGGGCGCTGGGGTAGCCCACCTGGTCAGCGATTTCCTGCCACGTTGAACCGGCGTTGCGCATATCCCATGCGTCCAGGGCCATTTTCTTGCGGCTCAACGCCTTGGGGGAACCCACAGAATGTGTTTTGCGGTGGTGGCGGGCTTTCCGGTTATTGAAGTCTTCCTGTTTCCGCATTTCTTCCGTCACGCGGGGAACATCAGCGGCGTCCATTTCCAAATTCATGCCGTCTTGTTCCTTTCTGCAATTACCAAGGGCACGGTGGCCACCACAATGGTTGCCTGGCGCTTCCGGCGCGCCCTGTCAGTCACGTCCTGGCTGGTGGACGCGTGGGAATCCTGGGGGTCTTCAATGCGGGCCAGGTGGGACGGGTGGCCGGCGGCGGACAGCAGGGGCAGGCCGCGCATCATGGGCCGGTCAGTGATTCCGTACTGGTGGGATGGGGCTTTGATCACTGCGGCGTCATAGGGCGCGGGGCGCGTGCCGGTGATGGACTCAGCAATGATGTGGGGGGAATCGGCAAAGGAAAGCTGGGCGGGGTCCACCTCGTGGCGGCGACTGCGGCGTGCCCGGGGGGCTGGTGCGGGCACCGGCGCGGGGGCGGGGGCCACAGGGGCCACCCGCCCCGGCTGGCTGATGATGCGGGCCTGGACAAGGTCACGGGCCTTTTCGGCCAGGATCGCGCGCCGGTCATCGGAAAGGGTGGTGGTGGATTCGATAATCCGGGCCATACCCTCAAGGGCCATGGCCACGGCTTCCGCAATGACGGCGGGTTCATACAGGGAAAGTGCGGCGGGGTGAATGGTCAGCACGCCATCACCCAAGCAAATTACACATTCCGGGTCTACTAATTCGGCTGTTCGGCGGGTGCAAGCGGGGCAAACACGCTTCATGTCACCCGCCTTTCCCCAGAATTACAGCCGTGATGTTTACGTTTCAATGATACCCGGCTACCGTGCATTAGCACGTTCCCGCCGTTTTTTCAGCAATGCAGCGCGCCGCGTTATTGCTTTGCATTTCCGGCACGCCTTTTTTGTGCCGTTCACTTCCTCACGCGGGTGGCCCCGCCGGCACACGTCGCCGCTGGAAATGATTTCTGCCCGGGGCATCTGTGCCAGGTGTGCCGGGTTCACACACAGCGGTTCCGAACAGGTCACCACCACGCCATCCACAAAGGTCAGGTTCACCCGGTAGTGGTGCATGAACACCAGCCGGTGGGCGCCAATGCACCGCTGGCCGTCCCACGCCTTGGGGAAGCCTTTACGGTCCAGGGCCAGTTGCCAGATGTGGTGGTCATCCTCATGGACAATGCGGGCGTCAATGTACGCCTGTTGTTCCTCAAAGGTGCGGGGCACCCGGTTACGTCGCGGCATCAGGCGGGAACCCCCACCCAGCGCCAGTACCCTGCCGGGTAATTCAGGGGGTAGGTGTGGAACTGGACACCCTCAGGGGTCTGGGTCAGCACGCGCGCGCCCTTGGCTTCCGTTCCAGCCACCACGCCCACGTTCCCAAAGGGTTCCAGAGCGGTTGCCGGGGTCACCAGAATGTCCCCGCGTTCCGGCCACACGTTCTTGCCTGCAGGGATGGCAATGAAGCCCGCCGGCATCACGTCCTGGTTCCAGAACTGGGCGGCATTCAGGCTGACCAGCCAACCTGGCTGGAACTGGCGCACGTAGGAAATGACAAGGTCCGGGGACTGAGGGCCATAGGCGCCATTCAGGTCCACGCCCGGGGTGCCGTGATGTTCGCTGATGAAATCGTTCACCACTTGGTGGTAGTAGCGCCCGTCATGGGTCATGTCTGCGGGGTAGCGGCTGATTTGGGCAAGGGCGCGGTCCATGGCGTCTTCCACGGCCACTTCCGCCACCACATCAGGCTTGGCCGGGGTCAGGCGGCGGCGCACACGGCGCGGCGCGGCCCAGGCGGCGCGGGCGGCTTCCCTGGTCAGTTCGCCCAGGGTCACGGCGGCGTACTGGAACGTGTAGCCGGCTTCAATCAGTAGTTCTTTCAGCATGGTCATTTTCCTTTTTCCTGGTCTTTGCTCAACATGGCTTTCACTGCATCTTCACTGCGGCCCATCCGGTGGGCGATATCCTCAACCGGCACGCCCAGGCTGGTCAGGAATTTCAGGTCATCGTTTGTGGATGCGTAGGTCACTTGGGGGTTGGCCATCGGCGTTCTTCCTTTCTTCCTCGTGTTCGGCTTCACACTCCCTGGCGAACTGGGCCAGCACGTACCCTTGCCCGCATCCGCCACAGTAGGACGGTTCTGTTATGTCGCCGGCGGGGATTTCCAGGTGCCGCGGTTCAGCCACGAGGTGCCGCCGCCAGCACGTCTTCATAGCCCTGGTTGAACACGCCAGCTTGGAAACAGGATTCCATGATCTGTTCCACGAGGTCATCCACCAGATAGGCCAGGATTTCGTTGTCAGACTTGAGGTGGGCCGTGGCACGGCTGTATGGCCCCAGAACGTCCGCGTGGTAGATGGCACAGGCTGCGTGCACGGATTCATGGGCAATGGTGTGCGTGTTGATGTGATCAGCGGCCAGCATGATTTCACCCATGATTTCCGGCGGGTTGTCCCAGTAGTACCCGGGCTGGATGTATAGCCCATTCTGGCCGGTCCAGGTCACGGTGGGGTAGTGTTCTGCGGTGTATTCCCGCAACCCGTCCATGGTGTCCAGCACGGTCACGGTGACGGCGTGCCGGGTGCCGGTGCGGTCAGTGCTGACAGCGAACTGATGCGCGGGGGCGGTCACTGGTGACCACCCTCATGGGGCACGTCCGGGGACTGGGGCGGAAGCTGGCCGGTGTGTTCGTACATGTGCATGACCAGTTCTGTTTGGTCCACCTCAGCCCGGATTTCCTGGTTGCCTGGTTCGCCCTCAATGATGATGTGGCACGGGACGTGGATGGCCTTGTCACAGCCGTCCTCAGGGCACTGGACAAAGTTCTGGTGTTCCAGGTACTCAGACTGACGGCCGGCGGCTTCACCCTCAGCGCGCCCCTCAGCGCGCCCGATGATTAGGCCCTTGGCGTGACCCTGCCTTTCCCCGGCCCGCTTGCCCTTGCGGTATCCGTCATGGTGGCCGCGGCTGTACTGGTTGGGCTGAAACCAAAAGTAGACGGTCAGCAGGACCAGGCACAGGGCAATGACAATGAGGATGTAGGGGTGGATGAACCACAGGGCAACGGTTATTTCGTACATGGTGGGGGCCTTTGGCTGGTGCGGGATTGTCTAGTTACAGCGTAGGCACCCACCGTGCCTGTTTTGGCTGGGTGGGTGCCTACGTTTTGCGGGGTCAGCGGCCTGTCCTGGACCACTTCCGCTGGTTCCGGGCGTTGGTGGGGGTCCACTCGTTGCGCCGGCGGTTCTGGTGGCTGGTGGGGTAAACCTTGTCCGGTATCCGTGACGATTCAATCCACCAGTCCGGTTCTGGGGTGGCGCCCAGGATGGGCACCGTGACGGTCACGGGTTCCACGCTGTAGTTGCGGCCATAGCCGCCACCGTCCGCGCCCATCACTGCAGCTTCATGGGCATCAGGATGGTCCGTGACCTTGTGGCCACGTCTGGCGCGTCCCAGCCCTCACCTTGGACCGTCACCGGGTAGCGCGGGTCATCCCGCAACCCAATAACCACGTTCTCAGCTTCCAGCGCGTTCAGCGCGTCCATCAGGTACATGGGGTTGAAGCCCATAAGGCGGGGCTGGCCGTCCAGGTCAGCTTCCACCGCTTCCTCACCGGTGGACTTTTCGCCGCCGCCGGCATCAACGATGATTTCCGATTCCTGGAAGTGGATACGCAACGGGTTCTTGCCCTCAACCACCACGCTGGCCCGGGAAACCGACGCCAGCAAGTCAGCCCGGGCAATGGTGCAGGCGCCATCTTCCTGGGCCGGGAACAATTTGAGAACGGCAGGGTACTTGTAGGCCATGACGTTGGACCCGGTGGACCTGTTGCCCGATGTGAACCCGGCGCGCCCCTCAGACAGTTGCAGGGTCAGTTCCCCGGCGGACCCCTTGGCCACACCGTCAAGTGTGGACGCGTGCACGAGGAAATCAAGGTCAGGCTGGCCAGGCGCGGGGTTCCAGGGCATTTCCGCATAACTCATGCGGTACCGGTCAGTGGCCAGGAACCGCAACGTGGTGCCCTCAGATTCCACCTTGATGCCCGTGAGCTCACGCAAAGCGTCATCCTTGGACACGGACGCAATGACCAGGGCAACACCCCGGGCGAACACGGCACTTTCAATGGTTCCCACCACCGGCGGCTGGGCAGGCAACGGCGGGTACTGGTCCGCCGGCATGGTGGGCACGGTGAACCTGGACTTGCCACACTTGAGGTGGGCGCGGTCTGTTACTTCCATGTCCAAGGGCTTGTTCTTGGGCATCACCTTGAGAATGTTTGTCAGCATGCCTGCAGGCACCAAGGCTTTGCCTGGTTCGTACACTTCCGCTGTCACCCTGATCTGTGCGGACTTGTCCCCGTCGAACCCGTAGATGGTCAGGGTGTCGTTCTCAGCGGTCAGGATAAGGCCGGACAAGACAGGGTTCGATGCCCGGGCGCTGATGGCTTTGGCGGCGAACAGTGCCGCTTCCGCTATGGCGGATGAATCAATGGTCAGTTTCACTGGTTTCCTTTCGGGGTGGCTTACCCCAATTATCAGGTGGTGGTGTGCCTGTTTTTGCGGTCCAGGGCGGGCAGTAGGCCCAGCCGGCGGGCTTCCGTGATGGTGATACGCCGGCGGCACCCGTTGCACCGCCATTCCGGCTTCCCGTCCTGCCCAACGTGGCCGGTGTAGTTCTCATGGACGTGGTGCTTGTAGTAGGTCAGTGACACCAGGACGCCCACCACGCGGGCCTGGTACTCCCAGCGGTCCACCAACGGCCTGCCCTGGGTGCCGCCACTGGCGCGCCCACTGTCCTGCTTGTGACGGCCTGTGGGGTAGTGCCCGATGAACCCGGCCAGAACCTCAGCGTGGCGTCTCAGGTCCGCTTCCCGCAGCATGTGACCCCGGGGCGGGGCCAAGCTGACGGTTCCTGGGTATACGGCCATGTGGGCATCCGGCCAGATGGTGGTGTCTGCCATCAGGTCCAGCATGTGGCGGACGGCGGCGTGTGTGGCCAGTTCAGTGGCCGTGGCTTGTGTGGTCATGCTTCCAGCATCACCCCTGACGTGCCTGTTTTGGACAGAAAGAAAGCCCCCGGCGGGGTGCCGGGGGCCTTGCTGGGCGGTTCATGTGGTCTTGAGTAGCTTCAAAATGTCCGGGTAGGACTTGAATGGGATGGCCCGGGTTTTGTGCCCCAAACTGCAGGCCAAATAGTGGGCCACAAAGTAGTTCTGGGTGTTCCCCCGGCCAACGATGCGCAACCACTTGCCCGGGTCACCATTGACCTGGACCACGGTGGTTGTGCTGGTTATCTGTTCTACCATCACGTCCAGACCAAGGGCCAGCGCGGCGTCCTTGACGGCTTGCTGACGCTTGGACAGGTGGATGGCCATGGTGGTCACTTGCCGCCCCTCAGATTGGCCTTGCGGGCGGCACGCTTGCGGCGGTCAGCGTAGCGGGCGCGGTGGGCGTCACGGATGGCGTCCACGTCCTTGGCTTCCATGGTCTTCCCCCACTTGATGCCCAGCCGCTTGGCTTCCTGTTGGCATTCAAGGTGGGTGATTAGGTCAAAGTTGGGGCTGTAGTCATCGGCGTGGATTTCCTGGGCCAGCGCGGGTACCCACTGGGCAAGGTCAAGGGTGGTTGTGGCGGTCATGGTCTGGTCCTTTTCTGTGTCATGGCAAGTGCACCAGCAAGGCGTGTTGCCGTAGGTCTTATCAATTGATGCCCAGCCAGAACATCCAGCGTGGTCATTGCGCTTGCACTTGGCAGACGTGGGGTGTGCTGGGGTTGGCATGGCGGGGTTCCTAGGCGGTTACGGGGGTCAGGGATGCGGTCATGTGAAGCCGGATTTGGCGGGCTTCCTCAGCGGTGACCCAGCCAACGTTCTCTTTCCGGTCAAATTTCAGGTTGATGCCCAAGGTTTCGTGGGCTTCCATGAATGCGGGGCCAACTTCCATGAAGTTGAACCCAGCCTTGACGAATCCAGCGGTGATGTTCAGCGTGTAGACGGCATCCGCCGGGGCGGCTTCAAACAGGATGGGGTTGGGCTGGTCTTTGCGGGTCATGGCGGGTTCCTTGGTGGCTGGGGCGTTGGGTGGGTTATTTGACGGGACGCAGGGAAGATGCGGCGGCACCAGCGGTTCGGGACTTGTCAGCGCCCACAAGGTGCAGGTAAGTCAGGCCAATGTCCGTGGGGTCTTCCAGCAGTTCCCACACGGCGTCATTGCCGTCACGGTGGGGGATGCCGTCCTTACGCAGGGAGAACATGACCTTGTCACCCTTTTTGAGGTTGTGGGGGTTGGGGTTGTTCTTGCGGCCCATGATGTTTTCCTTTGGTCTGTGGCGGTTGGTGCAATAGGAAGACTGTAGCACGGCACTACAGAAAAGTGCAACAGGGCATAAAAATAGGGGCCTAGCTGATGCTCAGATCAGCTAGGCCCCCAGGTGGATCAGAGTGAGCCCCCTCCATCCACCACGTCCCCATTGAGTCGCTGGCAACGCGCGCGGAACATCACACCAGACAACGCGCACCTATCGCCGGGAAATCTAGAAAGGCGGTTCGGAATCCGGGCCATTCCCCCAGCCGCCGGCGGTGGCCGTATTGCCAGGGGTGGCCCAAGGGTCTTCCTGGGCCTGGCCATTGACCGGCGCGCTACTTGCACCGCCACCAAAACCGCCCCCGTTACTATACCCGCCGGCGTTGCCGCCGCCCTGGTTATTGCGCTGGGTCCGGTTCACCTTGGCGTTGGCATAGCGCAAGGACGGGCCAATTTCGTCACATTCCATTTCAATGACGGTGCGCTTTTCGCCCTCTTTGGTTTCATACGTCCTGGACTTCAACCGGCCACTGATGATGACGCGCATTCCCTTGGTCAGGGACTCGGCCACGTTCTCAGCAGGGTCACGCCAGATGGAACAGCGCAAAAACAGGGTTTCCCCGTCTTTCCACTCATTGCTTTGCCGGTCAAACGTCCTGGGTGTGCTGGCCACGGTGAAGTTGGCCACCGGCGAACCGCTGGGCGTGAATCTGAGCTCGGGATCATTGGTCAGGTTGCCAATGACTGTGATGGTTGTTTCCCCGGCCATGTTCAGAACCCCAGTCTTGTGTAGATTTGGTCAGCCAGTCGCGCCCGCGCTGCGGGAACGCCTTGGGTGTGCATGAGGTTTTCATGCCAGGCAATGAGGTTGGCCGTATCCTGGGTTTCCCTCAGCGCCCGCAGTTCAGCGGCCACGGCAAGCTGGGCAAGGGCCATGGCTTTCCCCGCGCGCGCTTCCACGCCGTTGCCGGTCAGTGCTTCTGCGGCTTCCTGGGCGTCACCCAGCGCGTCAACGGCGCGGTCTGCGGCGGTCACAGGGCGCCACGCTTGCGGATTTCATCAACCTGCCGGCGGGAAATGGCCGCGCCTGGAACGGGCGGCACGGGTGCCCGGACTTCATCCATGAAGCGTTGCGCCGCCGGCTTGGCTTTCTCTTGGGTCCAGACGTGCGCGGCCATGAATGCGCCCACAATGCCCAGGATGATGCCTGTGGCCACAAGCTGGGCGGTGTGGTCTGTTACCCAGATGCCGGCAAGGACGGCCACAAGGCACAGGACCAGCAATAGGCGGGATAGGAATTTCATTTCGTTGGTTCTACTTTCGTGACGGTGGGGAAGATGGACCAGAACGGTATGCGCCAGCCCACGGTGGTGATGCGGTAGGACTTGCCAGGCTCAAGGGCACCATACAGGTCCGCACTGTTCCAGACGCCTTGCAGGGCGTTGTCTTCCACCCGCAACGTGCCGCAATCCTTGGTGTAGACCTGATAGATGTTCTTGGCCGGTTCCCCTGACTGGGACTTGGTGGCCGGAACCGCAGCTTGGTGGGTCATGTCCCTGCCGGTGACGTGGCATTCCTGGACGGTCTTGGTGCTGTTCTGGAACACGGCGGCAACGATGATGAACCCCACCATGAGGGCCAGAATGATGGCACCCGCTATGGCCTTTGAACGGTCAGTGTCGCGGGCATGCCGCATTGGGGTGCTGTATTTCATGGGGTCACTTCCTCAGGTGGTAGTTCTGTGATTTCAAAGCGGACCCGGACCATGCCCGCCGGCACCTTGCCGCCGGCGGTGTCCTGGTGCAGGTATGGACCGGCAACGTGCTTGTAGTTGTCATCCGTCCACAGGCACGCGTCCGTGAAGCCGTCCACCATGGCTTTGGCCATGGGGTACCAGTTCGCTGGGTCACGGTCCCTGTTGGTGGACCAGGCAAGGTGCACGTCCACCCTGGCCCGGGTGAATAGCGGGTCACGGCCTTGGTGGGTAGACCTGCCCAGCCAGCCGCCTTGGGTCCGTAGCAGCTTGATGATTTTGGCCACCTTGCGAAAGTGCATCTTGCGTTCTTGGTTGATGTTCAACGCGTTTCCCGTGGTGATGCGGGTTTCCATGGTGACGGTGCGCAATTCCAATGCTTTCCAATCCGTGGCTGACGGCGTCGGCCAGTAGTTCCGGGGTCCAGATGAATGCCGGGGTTCGGCGGGCTTCCCCGTCATACTCACACCTGGAACACTTGCCGCGGCTGATGATCAGGCGGGGCAAGCCCCTGGTGGCGTCCGTGACAGCGCCAGGGGACTTGGTGGCGGTGCCGCAGTTGGGGCACGGGCCTGCAGATACGGCCTTAGCTGGCATTGCCCTGGGCTTCCTCGCCTGCCACCTTGGCAATGGCACCGTGGATGGCCAGCAGCACCTTGCGCACCTCAGTAAGTTCCCGCTGGGTGGCGTTCAGTTTGTTCAGGACGGCGTCCCGGCCATCAATCAGCTTGCGGTTCGCAGTGGAAAGATTGCGGACTTCCGCACGCAGTTCGTCCGGGTCCATGGTTTCGTATTCGTCCAGCACTTCCGCTTCCACAATTTCCGCTTCACGGTCCAGGCGGATGCGTAGGGCCAGGATGGTGTTGCGGATGCTGGAAATATGGTCTTCCACGGTGCCGCCGGCAACCAGCGGGTCACGTAGGAAGTCCTCAGCGGCGGCGTGTTCCTCAGGCGTGGCAGGCCCGCCGGTCATATCGAACAGGACCGCCGGCAACTGGGTGCTGGGGATGCCGTAAACGTAGGCCAGGGCGTTTTCACTGGACAGGGGTGGGCTGATTTTCAGAATGGTGCAGCCGTGTTCGTCATGGTCAACGCCCAGAGCTGTGCGGTCATCGTGATTGCTGTAACTGGTCATGGTGTGTGGCGCTTTCTAGGTATGCGGTGAAAAGCAGGGTGTGTTCTGAGTTTATGGCGGGTTGTGCCTGTTTTTGCGGCCACAGACTGGGCCATTCCTCGATGGGCTTGGCTTCCAGGCCCAGCCGGCGGGCAATGCCGTATTCCCGGGCGGCACCGGGGGAAAAGTCCCAGCCAGGCAACAGGGCCAGCCCGCTGGAACGGTAAATGTCCTTGACGGCGCGGCGGACATATTCCCGGTAGGCCAGCCCGGGCGGTTGCCGGGTGGGGTTCAGTACCCAGTAGCCCTTGCGGCGTAGTTCCTCAGTGGCTTCCTGGAACAGGGCGTGGTTACCTCCGTCAAAGCCGGTGACAGGTCCGCTGACGAACAGAACGGTGCCGTCCTGCCATGCCTGGTCACTCATGTCAGTCCAAGGATTTGCTTGGCCAGGGCGCGGGCGCGGCCAGAATCCGGTGCTTGGCCGGCGGTCAGCTTCCCGTCCTGGTTGACCAGCGGTTCAGCCTGGCGGCGCTTGATGCCCTGGGTTTCCATAAGCACCGGGTCAGACCCGTCATCGGTGTGCAGGTAGTAGGCCACGGTGGGTTCCACGCTGGCCAAGTCAGCGGCACTGTCTGCGGGGTCACGGTCCAGCCGCCCAATGGCCTGGACGTGGACTTGTGGGGACCAGTCCAGTTCTCCGAACACCACCACCTTGCTGGCTTCCTGCAGGCCGTCCACGCCACTGCCGGAACGCAAGGACATGATCAGCACCCGGGAATCCCCATTCACAAAGGCTTCCTGGGCTTCATCCTTTTGCTTGGGCGATTCGGAACCCGTATACATGACGGGCTTGAATTCCTTGAGCATGTCCAGCCAAATGTCATAGACGGCACGGTGCCATCCGAACAGCACAATCTTGTCTTCCGATTCCAGCAGCACACGGACAAATTCGGCCACGTAGGGGGCTTTACCTATGCCGGTGGCTTCCCTGATTTTCCAGTCAAGGTTGCCGGCGGCTTGGAAGCGTTCCTGGTTGCTGGCCGTATCGGAAAGGATCAGGCGGGCCATGGCTTGGGCGTCACCCTTGACGGCTTCCAGGGCGTCCGGGTCACTGTCCACCAGCATGGGCACGGTGACGTGGGGTGGCAGTTCCCGGCCCACGTCTTTGCGGTTGCGGCCCAGCATGATGCCCTGTTCCCTCAGGTAGCCGCCCAGCGCGGCGGGGTCTTTGACGAACACGCCACCGTTTTGGAGCTCGCTGCCCCATTCCCGCACGAATTCTTCCCGGGTGCCCAGTTCCCCGGTGGCCAGAATGTCAATGATGTTCCATATTTCGCCGCCGTAGTTGTATACAGGGGTGGCGGTCAGGCCCAGCTTGTAGGTTGCCTGGTCACAGACACGGGCGCTGGCAATGCCTTTCTGGGTTCCCACGCCGTGGCGTAGTTCCTGGACTTCATCGAACACCACGGTTTTGATGTGACCGGCCAAGTGGTCAGCCCACCCGGCCAACCGGCTGTAGGGCACTATGAACACGTCAGGCAACAGCCCAGCATGCCACCCTGTGGGCGGGCTGGTCTTTTTGGCGGTCTTCACTTCCAGCCAGGGGAACGCGTCCCGGGCTTCCTTTTCCCACCGGCTGGGCAGATGGGTGGGTGGGACTATAAGCATGGGTAGGGCATCCTCGTGCACGCCGCCCAGCAGGCCGGTGAACGTCTTACCCAGGCCCCGTGAGTCCGTCAGCAGCAGCCTGCCGGTGGACCTCAACAGTTCCACGGCCTGCAGTTGGTAATCTCGTGGGGTTTTGGCTGGTTCCCGGGGTAGGAACATGCGGCTGGTGCCCTCAAGGATGGTATGCACGGACTTTTCCCGCCGGCGGTGGTCTGTGGCGCCCTTGTCCAGCCGCTTGATACTCAGGGTGTCCGCTGGTTCCAGGGGCCAGCGTTCCATCAGCCATTCAAGGTCACGGGCAACCTCAATGGTGTCCCAGACGTGAATCTTGCCGCCGCGGACGGCTTGGACGCGGCCCAGGATGCGTTTGGCGCGGGCTGACACGGCGGGTTCTAGTTCCAGTTCCCACAGCCCACCAGCGCCCCGCCGGCGTCCAGCATAGTGACTGGTGCGGGTGTCATCGTCCGGTGCCGGGATGTAACGATAGGTGCCGTAGGTCCGTTGATCCGGGTCAGGAAGTTCCAGTTGCTTGGGCATCAAAAGGCCCCGTTTAGGAACATCCCAATGATGGGCTTGGCACCCATCTGGGTGGGCAGGGCTTGAAGATGGGCCATCTTGGTGGTGACCACCAGGATGCCGTCCACCTCAGCGGCGTGCGTGTAGCGCATGACCTGACGGGCCAGGGCTTGCCAGCCGCCCGCAATCTTCACTTCCACGGCTACCTGGCCAACCATGAGGTCTACCCGGCCCAGACCGGCGGACAGGCGGACTTCCCTGGTGTGTTCTATGCCGGCGGCGGTTAGGTGTTCGGATATGCCTGCCTGCAGTTCGTCTTCCGTGGTGAACGTGTAGGTGCCAGTCTGGATTGTCCCGGCCAACTGGGATATATCCAGCAAGGTTTTGGTGGTGGTCATGTTCCCATTGTGGTGCGTGTTGTGCCTGTTTTTGCGCACAGAAAAGCCCCCACCGTCTCACTGGTGGGGGCTTTCCCTGTTGGGGGTTGGCTAGTCGCGCGGGGGCCAGTTCCAGTGGCCAACGGCGGGTTCGTGACTGTAGGGGATGTGGCCCCTGATGAATCCAGGTAGGTGGTCAGGTGCAAACGCGGTCAGGCTTACGCCATCCTCGTGCACGGCGGTGATGATGCACGCAATGGGCACGTCCTTGCCCTCATGGGTGCCGGGAAGATGGACTATGCGGCCTACGGTGGGTTTGGGGTTGGGGCGGTCAGCCATTGGTGGTTTCCTGTTCTGTGGTGGGTTTGTGGATCAGGTCAGCGCGTTGGCGCCACCAGGCAACTTCCAGGTAGCGCATGGGGAATTCCGCCACGTAGGCATCCGCAGCGTCACGGATGCCGTCCGCCGCCGCCTGGTCCAGTTTGGCTTCCAACCAGTCCGTGGCCACGGATTCCTGGCCCTCAGGGGCAACCATCTGGGCCATGGCCGCTTCAAAGCCCAGGTTGTGAATGGTGGCGTACTGTTCCGCATCCACACAGCCCTGGGTGATGGCCATGACTCGTGGCAGATGGGGCAAGGCGGCTTCCAAGGCAACGCGCATGCATTCTTCCATGCTGGGGTTGAACGCATAGGACACGCCGGTGCCCCACGGGCTGTCAGGGATGGGCACACTGTGGGCTTTGACGTGGTCCGTGATGGCCTTGGTGGCCGCGGTCACTGCATCGTCCAGACTCATGCGCTTTTCCCCTCGTGTTCTTTCGCCCATTGGCGGTCCAGCCATGCTTCCTGGTCCATTTCCAGTTTGGCGTCCGCTTCCACGTAAGCCTGGAAAGCTGCGGCGGCTTCCCGGGCGTTCTCACGCGTGACCTTGCGGGCAAAGGCGTTGGCTTTCACGCCGGCGGTGTACGCCAGGTTTTCCAGCCGATATTCAGCGCGGGCAAACTTGGTGGCTGGGGCGTTGGGGTCAGCCAGGAAATACTTGGGACCATACGCGTCCCGTTCGCCGGCGCGTTCCAGGCCCTTTACCAAACTGAATTTGGTGTTGTCCACGGTGACGAACTTGGGGGTGACCCGTTCCACTTTCTGGAACGTCACACTGTCAGTGCCGTGCCGCCCACTGCAGACCACGGCGACTATCTCACCCTCACGGACCCAGTCAGGCATGGTGGTGCGGTCGCCGGTCAAGGTCTGGACGCGCGGAATGTCTCGCTTGAGGGTCATTTCTGGCCTGCCTGGTAGTCGCGGATGACCTCAAGGACGCCACGGGCCAAGCGGTCATATTTCAAGCGGTGATGGTCTTCCTGGTACCAGACGCGGCGGGGCTTCAAGTCCTTGCCAATGCGCTTGCCCGGGGCAATAGGCACCCGTTCCGTGAACATGGCCGTTTCCAGCTTCCCAATGTCCTTGCCGTCCAGGTACACCGTGAGGGTCTGCCGGTCCTTGTCCGGGTCACGGCGTGTCACTTGCACGAGGGTGCCGGCGGGCACAGGGAAGTCATCCCACTTGGACGGGCTGACCTTACGCAGCTTGGGGGGCTGTTCGTCGCTCATATCAGGCCGGCTTTCTGCAGTGCCAGTTCACGTTCTGCGGTCTTTTCGGCGTTCGCCAGGGCTTCCACCCACGCGCGCACAAGGGGGTTTAGTGCCTGTTCTTCATCGTTGACGATAATGAGGGTTTGGCCCAGGAAATCCGAGTGCTGGACGGTCACCCCGATGCCGTTACGGTAGTGGGCTTCCTTGGTCTGCGGGACAAGGTGCTTGTCAGCCATGATCTTCCTTTGCTGTGGCGATAGGTGCTGTGTTGCGGTCATGATTCCAGCGTATTAGGCGGCGTGCCTGTTTATTCGTTGGGGTGGATGTTGTCCCGGTACAGTCCGCCGGCTGGCCGGCGGGGCTTGTCCTTGCCCCAGGAAATTTCCAGTTCAATACTTCCCATGTCGATAACCCCGCCACGGCTGAATGCCCGCTTGAGGTTGGAACCAAAGTGGTTGGCCACTCGTGCTTCCGATTCCTTGGCGGCGGCATGGCGGCGGGATTCCAGGTCTTCATCCGGCCACGGTTCGCCGGTCAGTTTCTCCCATTGGTCCGTCCAGTCCTTGAGGTTCCGCCGGTCAATCCTGGCCATGAGTTGTTCCGGGGTTTCCGGGGGCAGTGGTGAGTAGTCCCCTGGCTTGTCCTTGGTCCAGTCCTTGCGTATTTCCGGGTACGTGGCCCCATTGGCGCGTACCTGGCGCACGTCCATGCCCCGGGGGATCACCACGCCGGCGCGGCTGGTGTCCGCCAGTTCCTCAAGGGTCTTGGTGGACACCTCAGCGGCTTGGCGCCAGTGGTCCCGTTCTTCCACAGCGCGGCGGTAGTGATTGCGGGGGATGATGTGGCCCCTGAATCCCCAATACACCAGCAAAGTGCCGCCCGCCATGAACAGGGCTTGCCACAGGTCAAAGTCCAGCATCAGGCCGCGTCTTCCAGTTCCTCAGCGGGCTGTTCCTGGTGCTTCCGCCGGCAGGATTCCACAATCCCGTTCAATTGCTGTTTCTGCAGGTCACGGGTGGCCTGGATTTGGGCGCTGCGGGCTTCCAGTGACCGTTGGGGGTTATTCAGTGTGATGTACC